CGCCTCCTAGCTATGTTCGCGGTGATCAGCCTGAGCGTTACCGTCTTGCTCATTGGTTATTTTCTGCAAAGATCATACTTGAGGACTAAATGATTGTAGGCTCACAACCACGCGTAAGTATTTCTAATAGCACCAATGTTGCTCTTTCTGGTTCTGCTACATTTACTGGCGAATGGGAGAAAGCCTGGCAGTACGAATCCGTTATCGTTGCCGTTAAAACCGATGCGACAGGTACCCTTAAGATTCAATTTTCTCCCGACGGAACTAACATAGATTCAAGCCTTTCTTACGATATAGCTTCTGGATTAAACGATGTTCATAGACTTACTGTAACTAGAGCTTATTGCCGTATTGTGTTTGAAAATGGGTCTTCTGATCAGTCTTACATGAGACTTCAAACTATATTCGGGCAAGGGACTTCGTTATCAGCCCCATTTAGTATTTCTGTACAGCAGGATTCAGATACAATTGTTACTAGATCTATAATGCCAGAAATAGACATCGCTAATGGTAAGTGGACTGGTTATAAGTTTGAACAAAAATTTGGATATAATCCTGATGTAACATCAGGCGGAGTCCCAGAAGATCTAGTTTATTCAGGTAGCGTTTACACAGGATTTCCGGTTGGGGCGCCTGCGACTATTTCTGAGACCGTTAATGTATTTAGCTCTAGTGCAAATGATTCCTCTGCTGGTTCAGGCGCTAGAACTATAATTATTTATGGATTAGACGAAGACGGATATGAACAAGAAGAAACTTTAACTCTAAATGGCACCACTGCAGTAACTTCAGTTAACAGGTGGTATAGAGTAAATAGAGGAATTGTATTAACTTCAGGAAGTTCTAATCAGGCTTTTAATGCGGGTAATATAACTTGCCGTCATACGACCACAACTGCAAATGTTTTTTTTGTTCTACCTGCCGGTAATAATCAGACTAAAACTTGCGCTTACACAGTTCCTTTGGGTAAAAATGCTTACTTATTAAAACAGCAAGTATATGTAAAAAGATCTAATACTGCGATAATAGCTGGGTCTCTTTGGGTTAGAAACTACGAAGCAAGTCCTCGTCTTATTCTTGATTTTTCTGCTTCTGAGTCTCAGGAATATACGGAAGAACCTCTAGGCGGGGTTAAACTTGTACCTTTAACTGATTTTACTTTAAGGGTAACTGAAACATCAGCTACATGTGCGGTTTATGGACATATGGAAATGATTTTAGTAGACATATAAATAGATAATTAAGGAGTTATTATATGGCAAAGGTTTCAGGATATAGTTTAGCAGTAGAAGTTACACCGACTTTAGATACTAACGCTCACGCAGCAGATGATATGCTAACTGATGTAATGACTATAAACCCTGGCATAAAAGAATCTCAAGGCTCTGATGCCTATGTTTTACAGTCTATAACTGTAACGGATGCAGCAAAGCAATCTGCTGAGATTGTTATATTTTTCTTCGATGAATCCCCTACAGTAGCAAGTTCCAAAAACGCTGCATTAGATATTAGCGATGCAGAAATGGCGGATAAATGCTTAGGCTATGCGACCGTTACTTCTTATGAAGATTTAAGCGGCAATTCTGTTGGGTGTGCTCGAAATGTTGGACTTCAGTTAAAAATGAAGACAGGCGCATCAGATGGCACAATTTATGCGGTAGCTAAAGTTAATGGAGCAGCAACTTATGCGGCAAGTTCACTAGTATTTAAGTTTCACTTGCTAGCGGATATCTAATATGTACGTAATAGCTGAAATTGGTTCTAACTATAACTCCATTGAAGATTGTGTTTTATCTATAGAACTAGCTAAGAAAGCTGGCGCCGATGCCGTTAAGTTTCAGCATTTTACTGAGAAAGAATTATACGGCTATGGTGATAGGGTTGTTACCCCTGAATCATGGCTTTACGGTTTACACAAAGTAGCAAAACAGATATCTATGGACTTCTCTTGTACTTTTTTTGAACCCAATAAACTCGATAAGTATTTAGATATTTTAGACTTCATTAAGATAGCCAGTTCTAACATGATGGATACGCGTCTTTTAGATATTGCTAAAGGTAGTGCTGCGAAGACTTTTATTTCTACTGGCGGCCATGAGCTATATGAGGTCCAAAAAGTATTTGACTATTTTCCAGGCGCTTCTTTCATGTACTGTGAATCCGTATACCCTAGCCATGTTAATGATTATTCAAAAATGACTCAGTTTTACTTTGAGGGAATTTCAGATCACAGCTTATCGGTTTTCCCAAGTTACCCGACAAGTACGCGGTATGCTGAAAAGCACGTTAACTTTTTAGATTTGAGAGATAAGCCAGATTCGCCACACAGCCTAAATTTCCATGAATTTGAGAAATACTGTAGACACGTTAAAAATCAGTGTAAATATAAGCCGCTTTTGTCCCCTGAAGAATTAGACATGAGACTTAAATACAACGTGAGACTAACTGCTAAGGAGTTTATCCCTGAAGGACATAAACTTACTTGGTATAATGTTGGTATTTTTAGGGGATCAGAATATAACAAGAATTATATTAATCCATTCGATTATAGGAAAGTTATCGGCGTTACGGCTAAATGCGATATACACCCATGGAGTACTATAACTCTTGATCACGTTTCGACCTCACAGCGAGAAGCAGAACCGCTGCGTTCACTCTGATAAGAAAATAATAATACTAGCTTGCGGCATTCAGTTCGGCAAAACTATGGCTGGTGCTATTCGCATGAAACTTGCCATGCACAAGTTCACCAGTAAAGACGATAATTTCATTATAACTGCACCTACCTATAAAATTTTAAATCAAGCAACATTGCCAGCCTTTTTAAAAGTCATGGAAGGCTACGGTAAATATCATAAAGTCGATGCCATGTTTGTAATGCACAACGGTGGCACCTGTTACTTTCGTACTGGAACTGATCCCGATTCCGTTGTCGGTATTACCAATGTTAGGGCTATTTGGGGGGATGAGGCAGGTCTTTACTCTTTATATTTCCATGAGAATATTCAGGCAAGGGCATCTTTTAAACAAGCTTCTATAATTTACACAACTTCTCCTTATTCATTAAACTGGATTTATAAAGATTACATAAGACCGTTTCAAAGAGACCTTTTAGGAGAAGATATTGAACTTGTTCAAGCTAGATCAAATGAGAATCCATACTTTCCGAAAGAAGAATTTGAGAGAAAAAAGAAGACCATGGATCCTCGAAGGTTTAACATGGTTTACGGCGGGGAGTTCCACAAGCTTGAGGGTCTGGTCTATAGCTGCTTTGATGAAACCAAACATGTAATTGATCCTTACGTGTTCGATTCTAAAACCATGGTCGTTGCAGGCGTTGACTGGGGTTATACGAATCCTGCTGTAATCTCTGTTTTAGCGGTAAATGAACACGGAATATTTCTTATTCACGAATGGTATAAAGCTCAAAAAACTATCGGAGAAGTTGTAGAACAGGCAATTAAACTTAGAAATATATTTGATATTGAGAGGTTTTATTGTGACCCATCTAGTCCGTCAAATATCATGGAATTTAATAAGGCAGGACTCACGGCTGTCCCCGCTGATAACGATATTAGGGCTGGGGTTGACGCGCTTTATACTAAAATTGCTGATAACAAATTCCGTGTATTCCGTGGGAAAGCGCCTAACTTTCTAGATGAAGTATCCATGTATCATTACAAGATAGAAGAAGAAATAAAGCCTAGCCAAAATATTAAAGAACAACTCCCCGTTAAAGCCTATGACCATGCCTTAGACTCAATTAGATACGTCGTTTACGCACTTCATAAGACCGATTTTCTAAATAAAAGGCGTCCTATTGTTGGCGGAACAAAAAAAGCTACAAATCCTAACGATACTCGTGGTAGGCTGCTACAAGTTTTAGAGAAAAGAGATTTTGACTGGTAGTATAGGAGTTTTGACTCTTGATATATCCTTATATATGCACGTCATGTAGTTTTGAGTTCGAAGTAATAAAACACCATAAAGATATAGATATTATAGAATATTGCCCTAGCTGTGGTATTATAGGTAATAGAACTATATCAAAGCATCAGAGAATAGACAGTACAGCGGCATCTGACTGGAACAAAAAAGAGTACAACCCAGCTTTTGGGAAAGCTCTTACTCCAAAGGAGGCGCGCCGAGAGGCTAAGGCTAGGCAATGGACCGAAGTCGGCGATGAGCCAGCGCATAAGATTCAAAAGCATTTTGAGAAGCAAAGAGAAGACAGAGATAAAAAACGCTGGGATGAACTTAATCTAAATTTAGGTGAAATTAAATGAGTGAAAATGGAATCTCTTTAGGAAGTGACGGAATAGATCCTTCCATAAGCGAAGAAGATGCCCAGGACGTTAAGTTAGTTCTAGACCTGTTTAAAAAATATAAACATCACAGAAGCAAATACGATAAAAACTGGCTTAGCTACTATAAAATGTGGCGAGGTGACCAGTGGCATAACGTTAGGATGCCTAGCTTTAGGCAAAAAGAAGTAGTCAACATGATTTGGCAGACTATTCAGTCAAACATGCCAATGCAGACAGACGTTAGACCTAAAATTAGTTTTATACCTGAAGAACCATCAGATATGGCATTTGCAGAAGTTCTAAATAAGATTTCCGAATCTGATTGGGAGCGCAAAAACTGGCTTCATGTTTTATCTGAAGTAATTATAGATGGCTACCTATATGGAACTGGTATAGGTGAAATAGGTTTTGACCCTGACGATGATTACGGCATAGGCAGTGCTACATTTAGGTCTGTAGACCCATTTTATTGTTACCCAGATCCCGAAGCCGAAGACATAAATGATTCTAAGTCTTTTGGGTTTATTATCGCTGAGCCCGTTTGCACTAAAAGACTTAAGCAAAAATATCCCGATAAAGCAGATAAAATAAAGGCAGATATTAGAGACGTTATTGCGAGTTCAAAGACCGCGCTTAATGACTTTAAACTTAAGTCAAGTAACACTGATAGAGACATGCCTGATATTACGTTTATGGATGGCGAAGATACGGCTGATGATAAAGTTTTGGTTATTACCGCATATCTTAAGCCTCAAGAAACAAATGATGAAGAATCCATGGATGAATCCGGTGACGTAAAAGTCATTACTAGAAAGGTTTATCCCAACGGACGGGTTATTAGAATTGCCAATGGTGTAAAGCTAGAAGAAACCGAACTCCCATTTGCTAACGGAAAATTTCCTTTCGCAAGATATAATAATTATATATTACCGAGGGAGTTCTATGGCGTTTCAGAAGTTGAACAACTTGAATCACCTCAAAGGGTTTTTAATAAACTTCTTAATGCCAGCCTTGAAATTCTTAATCTCATGGGCAATCCAATTTGGATCGTGGACACTGCATCGGGTGTTGATCCCCAGCACCTTGTTAATCGCACGGGTCTTGTGGTCGAAAAAGAACCAGGTTCAGAAGTACGTCGGGAAACGGGCGTACAACTCTCGCCTTCTTCTCTCTCACTTATCGATAGGATGGAGACTTGGTTTAATAATGTGGCGGGTACACAAGACGTTTCGCGAGGCCAAACACCTGGCAGCGTCACAGCAGCTTCGGCGATTGAACAATTGCAAGAGGCAGCTAGAACACGAATTAGACAGAAACAACGGAATTTGGATGGCTTTATCCGAGACATTGGAAGACAGTATTCAGAAATTGTACTCGAGAACTATACAAAACCAAGAGTCTTTAGAATCACCAATAATGAGGGATCTACAGAGTTTTTTAAATTCCGTGTTGAACGCAATGAACGAGCAGGAATACCAGGACCAGACGGAAGAATGGGACCTGAAAGAATAGCTTATATTCAAAAATTCGTTGCAGGACAAATTGACGGTAACGATACTTATGTTGAAGATGTTCCAACAAGGTTAGCCTTGCAAGCAGCAAGCTTTGATGTCCGCGTTAATACTGGCTCGACTTTGCCGTTTACAACAGCAGACAGAGAACAAAAAGCATTAAATTTATTTGATAGACAAGTCATAGATGCTGAGGAGCTTTTATCTATAATGGATTTTCCTAATAGAGAAAAAATCTTAGAGCGTATGAAACAAAAAGAAGCAATGGCGGCTGAACAGGCCGCTTTACAGGGGGGATGATATGGCAGAGATGGAAAAACCGGCAGACGTTGCGCCAGGATTAGCAGAAGGTGTAGCACCTGGTTCAGAAGGTGGCGGTAGTGCTGCCGATCAACTAAAGCAGCTTGTTGGCGGAGTTCAGCAGGGCCTAGATATGCTTCGTGGTCTTATGGAAGCTACCCCAGGGGCACCGGCTGAAGCTAAAGAAATGTTAGACGCATCTTTGGAATCTTTTATGGGTGCTATGCAGCTTATGGTTGCAGGCGGCGGTGAAGATGAAGGGGCTGCGGAAATGGAACGACCTTCAGCAGAAATGGAAATGGCTGAAAAGCCAGCTAAGCAGTTTAAACCAAAAACTATGGGTTCATTATAAGGAGATATAGACCATGGCTTTTACAGTTACAACAATTG